AGCAGCAAAAAAAATAATTGAAATTGATAAATTAGCAGATGAAAAATTATCAACAATGACAAAACCTAATATATCTATTGAGGATAGTGATTTATCGAAATCAATTAATGACCGTGTAAAAAAAGCAGGTATTAAAACTGTAAGTGAAGAAGAAGTACTTATACTTAATTCAGAATATGAAAAAAAAATGCAAGAAATGAAAGAAAGTGATGAAGAAAATAAACGAATTGCTGGATTAACAAATTTGGCTGATAAACAACTTGAAACACTTATCGAAATTGAAGATATGTTGAAAGCAAGCATTCAAGATTTGTTATCTTTTACCAAAGAACTTGAAGAAAAATTTGGTAAAGAATTTGAAGCAAAGAATCCAATATTTACAAACTTACTTGAAAAAATTAATCAAATAAATATGAAATATAAGAATTCTATTATTAACAATTAAAAATAATTATTATGGCAAAAATTGAAAAAGCATCAGAAGAAATGATTAATCTTTTCGGTGAAATTAAAAGTAAAACAACAATCAAAAATTGGCTTGAATTTGAAGTTCTTTGTAACAATAAACAAAAGGAACTTTATAAAATCGTTAAAACAAATGACCTTGTAGAGGTATTAACAAATGGTATTAATTTTGCGGTCATTTTTAACGAAGAAATTTTCGACCAATTACCTCCAGACTTACAAGAAATTGCAATTGTTGAATGTCTTGCAGGTGTAAGTGTCAATGAAACAGACACAGTTTCATTAGAGAAACCTAATTTCAATACACATACTGGTGTATTAGAAAAATATGGACATGCTCCAATTATTACATTACATGAATCAATTAAAAGCCTTTATGATGTAAAAAAACAAAAAGAGGATGAGGCAAAAGCATTAACAAAAGGTAAACGAGGTAGAAAACCAAAGCAAATGTAAATAAATTATTAATAATATTAAATCCCGGCAAGTTTGTCGGGATTTTTTATTTATTAAGTATTTATATAAAAAATAATTACAATGAATTCATATAATATTACTTATCCATTTCGAGATGACCAAGCGACCAATTCATTTCTTTTAATGAATCAAGTAAGTAAAGATTCATATAGTTCTAATTTGCTTTTACTTTTATTAACGCAAAAGAATGAAAGATATTATGAACCAGATTATGGTACAAATTTATTAAAATATATATTTGAACCAAATGATAATTTAACTTCAAATCAAATAGAAGAAGAAATTAAAAATACTGTTTCATTATATATTCCAGAAATTAAAATAACTTCAGTAACATTTAATACAGTGGTTGATGATAATGGACAACCAATGTCCGATAATCAAATAAATGTTAATATTAAATTTGTGTATACTGAAGGTGTACTTAATGAAGAAGGTAATATTGATTTAAATTTTTAAATATGACAATATCTTTGTGTATTACATGTATGAATAGAATAGAGTTTTTAAATTTAACTATATTTAAAAATATTGAATTAATTAAAGAATTTAATGATTTTAATAATAATAAATTTGAAATATCATTATGTAATTATGATTCTAAAGATGATTTAGATAAATTCGTTTCTAATAATCTTCAAGAATATATAAATTCTGGATTATTAAAATATATTAAAGTTAATAATAAGAAATATTTTAATATGCCACATTCAAAAAATATAGCACATAGATATTCAACTGGTGATGTATTAATTAATTTTGATTGTGATAATACATTAAATAAATATGTTGTAAATTTCATTCATCAAACATTTACAATAAATGATATTAATAAAATATATTTAAGTGATTCAGAATGCTGTGGATTTTTGGGTTTAAGTAGATTTAATTTTTTTAAATTAGGTGGTTATAATGAAAATTTATTTTCATATGGTTTTGATGATATTGATTTAAAAAGAAGACTTGAAAAACATCTTAATTGTTCAAACATATCGTTACCAAAATGTTTTCAATATAATACAAATTGCGTGATTCATCAAAATAGTGAATTTAAAATTCTTAATTTTAATAAAGAATTGGATGGTGTTATTTATAATAATATAAGTCAAACAACAGAATATAATGCAAAGATTTCAAATTTTTATGATAAAAATAATGTTATGAACCCAAACGAATTCGAAGGAATTGATTTTGGAAATTTAAAATAAAAAATAAAATGGCAAATAATACAACAACAAACATAATTCAATATAATTCTCGAACATTTAGTGATATTCGTACCGACCTCATTAGTTATATTAGAAGCACATATCCTGAGATTTTTCAAGACTTTTCAGATAGTTCGATTGGAAGCCTACTTATTGATTTAAACGCAGGTGTTGCCAACAACTTGAGTATTAACACTGATAGGACATTTCAAGAAACACAGTTGCAATTCGCACAACAAAGGTCATCAATTCTTAATATTGCAAAAAATATGGGATTTAATATTCCTGCGAGAAAACCAAGTGTTACTGTTATAGATTTTACTACAACGATTCCTGTTTTAGGTAATGCTCCAGACCCCTCATATTATCCTGTTTTAGATGCTGGAGCACAAGTAATTGGTGGTGGTAAAATTTTTGAAACTCAAGCAACCATAGATTGGAATTCACCATATAGTAGTTTGGGTGACTCAAATCGTAGAATTATACCGAATTTAGACTCAAATGGTATTACTGTAAGTTATTTAGTTACAAAAAGAGAAGTTGTTATAAATGGTGGAACAAACATATATAAAAGAATTATTAATACAGCAGATGTAATACCATTTTTTAGTATAGTATTACCTGACCCAGATGTAATTGAAATTGAAAATGTAATACTTTTAGAAGGGACAAATTATACCACAAATCCAGATATTAGTGAATTTTATAATCCAAATAATATGTATTATGAAGTAGATTATTTGGCACAACAACGAGTATTTGTTGTGGATAATACAAGTTCGAGTGCAAATACAAATACTAATGGATTAAAATCAGCTACTTGGATTGATGTAACGAGAAAATTTATTAAAGAATATACCCCACAAGGTTATTGTAAATTAACATTTGGTTCTGGCGATGCAGATGTTAATGCATTTAAAGAAGGTTTTTTAAAAGAAGGTGTTAGCAATGTTTATTTTCTTGAAAATTTCTTAAATAACACTGCTTTGGGTGAAAAACTTAAATCAAATTATACATTATTCATACGATATAAAACAGGCGGTGGCGTTAGTTCAAATATTGGTGCTAATGTGCTCACACAACTTGGTTCATATAATCTTAGGCTTGTGGGTTCTCGTCAAGATTATAATCAAACAGTACAAAGGAGTTTAAAAGTAACAAATCCAATTCCAGCAATTGGTGGAAATGATGGTTTGAGTATTGAACAAATCAGACAATTAATCAAATATAATTTTTCAAGTCAAGAAAGAAGTGTAACCTTAACTGATTATTTATTACAAATATATAAAATGCCGGGTCAATTTGGTTCTCCATTTCGTGCCAATGCATATAAAGAAAATAATAAGGTAGTAATTCCAATACTTGGTATTGGTTCAGATGGTACATTATCTAATACAAGCAATTCTTTATTGAAAGAAAATATTGCAAAATATTTATCACAATATCGAATGATTAATGATTATATTGAAATTAGAGATGGTCAAATATTTAATTTAGCATTTGATATTGATGTATATGTTGAAAATATATCTGATAATCAAGTTGCAAATAGTATTATAACATTAGTTATTGCTTTTCTTAATATTAATAATCATGAAATGAATCAGGATATATTTCTTGGTCAACTTCAAACTGAAATTTTAAATGCAAATGGTGTTATAAATGTTATTGGAATAACTGTTTATAATAAAGTTGGTGGACAATATTCAAATAATGTAATTGCACAATCAATAATTGATACAACAACTGGTGAAATTGAAGTGGTTAATAATACAATACATTCAATGCAAAATTCAATGTTTGAAATAAAATTTCCTTCAAAAGATATTACTATCTTCCTGCGTAAAAGTATTAGTTAAAATTAATAAATTTATTAATGGAAACAATAAAAAAAACAATACTTCAGGCATTAACTACAGGAACAACGTCTGGGTGTAAAGATAATTGTAGAATTATTATTCCAGATTTAGCTGCAGTTTATTATATTAAAATTAGTCTTACTCAAGAGGCACACGATTTTGGATTTTTTGATGCAGATATTATCGATAGTTTTCCTTATAGTAATCAAGAACCAATTGGACTTGGTAATTTAACCAATAATATAATAATTACTGGTGTAACAGCAAATAGTAGATTAATAGAATTAAAAAAATATACTAAAGGTGTTCCATTTTCTCAACAATATTTTGGCAATGGGTCTATATCTGTTGATGGTGTTGATTATAATAATTCAACAGAAAACATGATTGTTATTTATTATATTGGTGGGATTAAATTTATTGATACTTATACTGGAAGTGCAACAACTACAACATTTAGTTTTATTGGACAAGGATATAATAGTCTTGATTTTATTAATGTACCATATTATAAAGATTTTAATAAAGAAAATATTATTAGTAATCCAGAAATTAATAATGATATATTTATAATAAGACAGGAATTATCAGCATTTGATTCAAATTATAGATTAGAATATATAACAGATTTAATTGATTTGACAACATATGCTGGTGGTAGATTTTTTAATATAGTAAATGATGCGTAAATATGAAAATAATTCAATCTTTTGCACAATTTAAAGAAGGTAGTCCATATAAAATGAATAAAAATATTTATTTAAATTTTTATTCATTTTATTTAAGTTATTTAACATTAAATAAATATTATGGTAATGTAACAATGATTTGCAATGAAGAAGCATTTAATTCATTTATTAAATATATTCCATATGATGAAATAATTTTCATGAAAAATAATAATAGTTTTGATTTTTGGAGCGTATATAAAATAGATGCAATGAAATTAATTTCTGATGATTTAATTCATGTTGATTCCGATGTTTTTATTTTTGATGATTTATTTCGTGATTTTATTGATGGGGATTATGATATATTGGCTCAAGATGTTCAAAAATGGAATAATAATGATACTATGAAAAATTATGTAAATAATAATGCGAAATTTTTATTAGATAATAATATTATTGATGCAAAAATTTTTGATAATAAAATTGCAAGTGGTGGTGTACTTGGACTTAAAAATAATGTAAAGGAAAAATATTTTGATGCTGTTGATAAAACATATGACGCAATGAAAAATAATAAAATTGCTGATACTAATTTAAAACCTGTAATTTTAGAAGAATTAACATTATATCTTGTTGCAATTTCTAATAAATATAAAATTTATATCATTTTACCAAACGATTTAATTTCTAAATATGGTCTTACTGATGCGGGTAATAAGAAAAAATATGTGCACATGTGGTTTGATAGTAGATTTGATGATAGAAACATAACATTAATAAAAAATAAGATTAGATATGAATTTCCTCATAATTATTCTTTGGTTGATAAATATGAAATGAATGTATTAAAGGAAATTAAAATTTAATTCGAATGTATTTATAATTAATAAAACATAATTAGTAACAAATTAAATATTTATAAGAGTGGGCGTAGGTACGTTTGGTATAACAAGAGCTTCTGATGTAAGTATCGATGATATTGATATTTATTATAATTATACACCTGATAGAGAAACATTAAATAATGACATATTTAAATTAAATGCATCAGAATTATTAACATATAATTATTTACCGAGTGATGGTAGCGACCCGAATTATATCAATGGTGATGAAAATTTATTGGAAGGATTATATAATTTAAGATTACCTGCATCAGTATTTACTAGTTTAGGAATATATACATTATATATAAGACCAAAAAATGCAATAACAACAATTATCGATTGTAGTGTATTATCTTCATTACCAAGTGTAAGAGGAATTGTGCTTGATGGTAATCAATTACCTTCAAGTATGATAGCAAATAATGCATTACAAGGATATCGAATTGAATATATCGATGCAACAACCAATAATAAAATAAGAAATGTTGTTCGTTATGTAGTAACTTCAAATAAAGTAGTTCCTGTTAGTGAAAATATTGGAAATACTAGTCAAAAAGCTATTAGATATCGTTTTGATGATAGCGGTACTTTATTATTTTTACAATTAACTCCAAGTAGTTCTTCAGATGTTAAACCAAATATTTCGCCATTTATTGGTAATCCAAATCAAACAATTATTATTTCAAATACATTTTTTTCACCACTTGTAATTGAAGTTGATTTAGTCGCTAATACAATTGATACTCTTTCTGATATTGTTGCTGGTGAACAAATTAAAGATGTTCAAAACGGAATATTAACATATTATGATTCAAATAGAGTAATTACAAAACAATTTGATGTTTACGAAATAAAAAATGATGTTGGTAATACTCCTCTATTTGAAGTAAAAGAAAAACGTGTAAACCTAGACACATCCGAAGATTTCGATACAATTACAAATTTTTAATTATTTTCGTGTATTTATTTCAAAAATCCCAATCTAAAATAAAAACTTATTTGGTTCGGAACTATTTATATTAAATTATAAAGTCTGTGGCAAAAATAAAAGTAATAAACACAAATCTCGACCAAAATTTAAATGGAACTTTTTTTAATGATGCTCCTTCAAAAACAATATTTACGTTTGGGAGTTTTAATGTTACATCTAATTTTGATGGTAAATTAACCATAGACTATACCAATACTCTTAGTTCATTTGTTCGTCCTGTTACATTAGAAACAATGGGAATTTCAGATGTTCAGTCTCAAATATTACAAACAAATACAATAAATGCAGTATTAAATTTAGATAAGTCTGATTTAAATACATTTGTTAGATTTGGTTCTGCTTATGAATTTCTAAGAGTATCAATACAAAATATTATTCTTGCATATCCGGGAAGTCTTTTTGCGGATTCTCAAAAAGTTCGTGGTGGTAATATAACATTTTCGGGTTATTCATATAATGTAACAGCAAATACTGCAACATTTTATATACCAACAGCATTTACAACAAATATTTTTGGATTGATTTTTAATTCTGGAAATACAAATGTGTCAAATGATAATCAAATAACAAATTTAAATATTTCATACAATAATTATGTTGTATGGTTATCAATTGCTCCTGAATCCTTTTACCCAATAGTTGGGTTTACTGGAAATACTGTAGATAGTATTTATACTCTTTCAAAATATTATTTAAAAGTACAGGTCACTGGTGACCCATTTTCTTTATATACTGATGGTACTAGTCATACAGGTAATATTGATTTTCACGTAAAACCAAATAATATAATTTTTGAAGAATATCGAGCATTACTTAGTGATTATGAAAAATATATTGTATCTGAAAGAAGTGGTACAAATGGATTTCAATTTGCATTAAAAGACCCAACATTACTTGATAATGGGTCTATTATATATTCGGATGCAATAATGCTTTGGACAACATCTGATAAATATAATATTGATATAAACACCTCCAATTATCAAAAATTTTTAGAAATTGTATTAACAATTGGTGCAAAATATGATGCAATTAAAACTGATTTAATTGCAAGATTTTTAACACCTGCTTCATTAAAAACATATGACCAAACAGAAAATGGTAAAGTAACCAAACTATTAAGAATCTATGGTAGAGAATTTGACCAATTAAGGCAATTTATTGATTCTTTGGTTTATATTAATAAAGTTACTTATGATAAATTAAATAATATTCCAGACCAATTAGTAAGTAATATGGCAAGGACATTTGGATGGAATTATTTTTCATTGGTTAATGAAAGTGAATTAGTTCAAAGTATTTTAACTATTAATGATATAGAAAGAAATTTAAATGAAGATTTATTACCAGCAGAAATTGATATAGAATTGTGGAGAAGAATATTAAATAATACAAATTATTTTTGGAAATCAAAAGGAACTCGTGAAGCAATAAAATCAATATTTTTATTAATTGGTATACCTGAACCATTTATTAATATTACAGAATATGTCTATACTGTCGATGGTAAAATTAATCCAAATAGCGTTCAAATAGCTCAACAAGATTTTCCTTCAAATTCATTACCTTATGATACAAATGGTTATCCAGTTGCACCATTAGAAACAAATGATTTTTATTTTCAAGTTTCAGGTGATACAGATGGTGGTCAGGCTTATCTTAATGTATTTCGAACAGCAGGATTTAATCTTTCGGCAACGGTTGATAATAGAAAATCATGGATACAAACAGGTGCAACAACAAGAATTGATAATACAACGCCACAATATTATCAAGAAGATAGTAAACTTGTGATTAATACAAAAGAAGTAGATATTGCGCTTGATACAGCACGTGGTATTGAATATGATGTTTATGATTATATTAAAAATGTAGATTTTCCGGCAAATAATAGTGGATATACATTACCATATTCATATGTTAACATATCGTTAGATTATACGGGAACTCAAAATACATTTCAACTTCCAACACCATATGATAAAACTCAAGGTGATTTAGAAGTTCGTTTTAATGGTATTTTATTAAATGCGCCAAAAACTGGTAGTACTAGTAATATTGTAACTCGTGCGGATTATAGTGTTTCTGGAAATAGTTTTACTATTTTAAATGGTAATTATGCAACTAATTCAAATAATCGTAGAGATGTTATTGAGGCAACATTTATTTACAGTGGTGGAACACGACCTGTTACTGGAATTACAATTCAATATATTGTAACACGTATTAGACCACAATTTCCATATACATATATTCCATTACCAAGTCTTCCACGTGGTGATGTTCAAGTAACAATAAATGGTATTGCACTAACAAAAGGTACATCACAATTTACTGCAGATTATATCGTTGACCCAAACAATACAACAGGTCATAGTCAAATTATTTTACAAAATACAGATGTAATATCATTTTTGGCAATTAATCCAGAAGTACAAGTAGCATATGTCGAAGTTTATGGTAGTAATGATATTAATGCAAGAAGTGAAGTTGTAAGAATTGATAGTTTTAATAATAGTAAAATATATTTTAATTCTAGTGCAAATAAATATGTTTATAAATTAAATTATAAGGCAAATAAAGCATCAGATATTAAATTTTTGGTTGATGGTATTGCATTAGAGCCATATAGAGATTATGATATTAATATAATGAATCCATATGAAATATTTTTACCAAATGGTCTTAAATATGGAAATGTTCTTAGTGTTTATTATCTTGTTGGTGGAAACGCTGTATTTACACCAGTTGTTTCAGATAGTTTTGGAATTGGTGATATAAGTAAATTATCATTTTTGGAATTTATTGTATTAATTCAAAAAAAGATGATTAATGCAAGAAATAGAAAAACAATATCGGATTTTAATGGTGGCTGGTATCCTACATTATTAAGAATTTATGAAATGTATATGCAAAGAAGTACATTATCAACTGGCAATACTTTACATTCAAATGGATATACATTTGAAAATTTATATCCATTTTTAAATAAATATAATGCATTTTTTCAAAGATTTGTAGACCAATTATTATCAGCCACAATTATATTAAAAAATGGTGGTTTATTAATTCGTAATACTGTATTCACAAAACAAAAATTTACATATAAGAGAGGTGTAAATGTCTCTCCATCTGGAACTACATATCATTATAGTCCAGAACCACCACATAATTATGGGGAAATTCCACCTATTGGTATTGGTAATTTAACAAGTAGAGGAACATTACAATATTTGGGTGATGATGGTGCAATGTTTGTTATAAAACAAACTCCAGAACCATCAGCAAGTGATTTATATATAGAAACTAATGCAGGTACTGCTGGAATTGGTTCTATGGTAAATATTGGTGGTAAAAATATTAATGGATTAGATATTATAACTGAATATGGTGTGTCGTATAAAAAATCAACAGTTCCAACATGGTCAAAATGTAATATATTAGGTACACCTTCAGATACATCATTTAGTATTACATTAAATAATTTAGCTGAAGGTACTATATATAATTATAATGCGTATGTTCATTCACATAGTCTTGGAAATACTGGTAATACATTATCATTAAAAACATTAACGACACCAGCACCAGTACCACCATCAGGTAGAACAAGACAAAATACATCAAGTTCTTCAACAGTAATTTGTGGTACTGGTGGATATGCTATTCAATGTTATCCTAATATTCAATGGTATGGAATGCAATATAGACCGAAATAAATTATGAAAATAAGTATTTATAAAAAATAATATAAAATGCCAACACCTACTTGGACAACAACGACATTGACGGCAGGACCTCTTGCAAGTAATTCATATACAATGGCAATTCCAAATTTGTCTGCTAATACTAAATATGAATATAGGGCATATTTTATTGTTAATGGTATTGCATATTATGGAAATACACTTACTGGTAGTACATTACCAGTACCACCTGTTTCACCAACAGTATGTACTGGTGTTGTTGGCACAGTATTGTCAACAAAATTTCCAATAAACAATAATAAAGTATGTACCATAGGTAGTTCACCAATTAATGAATACGGAATATTATATACACAACTTAGTTCTTGGGGAACGAATTGTAATTTAATTTATTCTAATTCCAGTTGTTCCGCACTTGTAAAAATAAATTCAACATGTTCTACAATTGGAGCAGGAAGTTGTTTTTGTAATTGTGCTTGTCATCTTTCTCCAAATACTATGACATATTATCGAGCATTTGTAAAAAATAGCGCAGGTCTTGGATATGGTGTTATTAAATGTCAACAAACAGCACCGCCATCACAAATTAATTTATGTATGTTTGCTTCAAATGGTGGTGATGGTACAACAATTAGTTCTAAATGTGCTTGTTTTTATTCAACACCAGTAATGACAGCAGGTGAATGTTATTGTGTTACATTAAATATTGATTTACATAATAGTTATACTTCTGCTGGTTCATATTCGTCAATTTCTGTCGTTAGATATCCAATTGGTACTTGTTTAAGTTGTTGTATATCAGGAGGACAAGATTGTTATACTTTTTCATTAATTTTTCCATTTTGTGCTGGTGATTTATATTGTATAACAGCAACTGCAGCAATTCCAACAACAGCATGTGCGAATATAAACACATCATCGATTTTTATTGGCGGAATTACTAATATAGTTGGTGGATATGCAAAAGGTACAACATGTACATGTATTTGTGCTGTAACTGGTTAATAAAAGAAATTAAAATAATTTATTATAGTATTTATAAAATATATATTAAAATTAAATGGCATTTATTGAAAAAAAAGACCCTGTTGTTATAAACATAAAATTAACATCAAAAGGTAGAGAATTATTATCTCAAGGTAATTTAAATTTTAAATATTATACAATTGGCGATAGTGAAATAGATTATGCATATACAGATGCAGTTAATACTATTTCCACCAACTATACTGAATTTAATACGAATATATTAAAACCAGTAGATAAGAATCCAAATCCATTAAGTTTTATTCCAAGAAATTTAAGCGGTGACCCATATAATGTAATATCAACCATACCTGTTACATCATATAGTGTTGAAAATCATATTGATTCTATAGGATTTTTTACAAATAGTGGCAATACTTTTATTGTTGATAGTAATCATGTGAAACAACCAGATGCAATGATTCAAGTAAATACTATTACTGGTGGTACAAAACTTACATTATTAAAAGCACCAACATATGGTACAAGCGGAAACGAACCTCAATCTGGTGATTCATTATTTATAAGGTGGACACATAGTAATAGTACCACAGGAAATAGTTATAATGTTAATAAAAATTATCCAACTCCTAATTTATGGTATAAAATTACCAATAAATTTTCAGGTTCTTTAGCAAGCGGTAATGTTTCAATTGGTGTTGATAGGGAATTACCAAATTTTAGTACATTAGGACTTTCTTCAACAGTTAAAGCAAGTGCAATGATTTATTATAATACTATTAATTATAGTGGTAATACTATGGCAAATATGTCACCAACAGAATATCTTGATGAAAGTGTTTTATCTTTTTTACAGAATAGTCAATGTCCAACAATAATATTTCCTTTTTGGAATATGTCAATTATATTTACAGAAGAAATTGCGGGAGTACAAGCAGCAAACTTAAAATATACCCAATTTAAAAATAAAGCGTTTGGTAGTTTTGTATCATATATTCAAAATCAATCACCCATTTATAAAAAATTGGGCGTTATTCATTATACAAATTCATCACCAGCAAATGTTTATGGGGAAGGATTTTTATTAAAATCAACTATATTAGAAATTCCCACAATAATGTGGCATAAATCAACAGGAACTAAAATGGGACTTACATTAATACCATATTCAATTGATGGTAGTCCAATGTATCTGACAGGTTCATCAAATGTTAATTATGGATTAGGAACTCCATATTATTATCTTATTGATGTTAATGATACAACATTAACACCATATTCTGTTGGTAAAGTGTTTCCTGAATTAAAAATATTCGTTATAGAAGACCAAGAATTATTATTTGCAATGTCATATAAATCAAATAGGTCTTGGACTCTTCCTAATTATACAATTAATACTTAAAATAATATGGCATCAACTTATACAATTTACGCAACATATGCATTAGTTCCAACCGGAAATACATCAGCATATAAACAAGCAATTCATTGTAATTATATTAATAATATACAACTTGTTACCACCAATATTAATATCGAAGAACTTCGTATTAATTTTGTAAATAGTGGTGATTTTAAATTCTTAAGTAGTGCAACAACAAGTGGAATTGGATATACCGTACATAGAATATATGTAATATTTCAAAGAATTTTAAATCAACCCGGACAACCAATACCTCAACCAGTATCAACAAAATGGAAATATTTAGATGTCACAGACCAAATAATTGGACATCACATTCCATTAACAGCAAACGATTTAACAAGTATTGTTTTTAAAATACCTTTCATAAATTATACACTATATCCAACATATAATTTAAATTATCTTAATTATCCTTCAGTAAGTCAAACAAGTCAATTATGTTTTGGTGATGAAGAATATTTTTTTGGAAATGTAACTACTGACATTAAAGCAGATGTTTATACTACAGATATGTCAATTAATGTGGATTTAAATGAATTTAATTCAAGTACTAATTTATCTTGGGAAGGTGGTTTTTCAAAAGTTTATATTAGTGAAGTTGCGTTATATGATAGTAATAAAAATTTAGTTGCTATTGGTAAATTGAATAACCCTGTGCCAAAAGATGAAACAATTTCCAGAACACTTCTTTTTGCATATGATTTTTAAAATAATCATAAAATTTTATATTTTTTTATAGTTTCTTAGTATTTATTATAAATTATGGATAAAATTTATAATAAAAACATGAAAGATTTACTTACACTTAATGATTCAAAACCAAAATCTATTATAATCGAAGGTGATTTACATAATAGATTTAAGTTATTATGTAAAGGAAAAAGTTTAAAAATTGGTGGTGTTATTGAAGACTTAATACAACTATATTTAGATAATCCTAAAGCAATTCAAAAAATGATTGATGAATTTAAAGAAAAACAATTAAAATACGTATAATATATAAAGACACTATTATGGAAAAATACATTTGGTCGTTAGATATTTCTACAACTAACATAGGTAGTGCTCTTTGGAGTGATAAAGGAAAACTTATTGAGCTTAAACATCTTGAATTAAAAACCGATAAAAATATTCCTATTGAAATTAGAGATATTCATAAAGCAGAAATTTTTAGAAAATATGTAAATGAATATAAAGAACGTATATTACATGAACTTAATGGTGAAATAATACATATTATTGTAGAAGAACCACTTGGTGGAAGTAATAATGCAAATACTGTATCATTACTATATGGATTCAATGGCATTTGTAGATATATTTTATTTATTGTATTTGGTTTATATCCTAAAAAAATAAGTGTATATGATTCACGTAAAATATTTTGTTCAGAATTTGTACATACTAAGAAAAGAAAAGGCGAAATTGTTGAAGAACTTTCATTTCCACTTGAATATCGTGATAAAAAAAAGTTGTATATCTGGGAAAAAGTTTCTAAATTAGAACCCCAAATTGAATGGTTTTACAAAAAAGATAGTAAAGAACCAAAAGATATGTGTTTTGACTTAAGTGATTCATATGCGGTAGGTTACGCTGGTTTAAAAAAATTGGGTATTATTAAATGAAATATATATATTTAATACAATCATTAGAAAATAGTCATTATAAAATTGGAGTATCTAAGCATCCTAATAAACGTCTAAAAGAATTGCAAACGGGAAACTCTTCTGAATTAAAATTAATTAATACATATAAATCAGAATTTGCACATCAAATTGAAAGAACATTACAACGAAGATATTCACATTTAAAAAAAGAAGGTGAATGGTTCGATATGTCAATAATTAATGAAGTTATATTCAATAATGAATGTAAGAAAATTGAAGAAAATTTAATTTTTTTGAAAAAAAGTGGGAATGTATTTATATAAAATTTAATACATAATATGCAAAAAAATTAAAAAATGAACTCGGATTATTATAAACTCTTGCATTATCTATA